TTATTTGAGTAAGTTCAACATCTTGTATCTTTTCTTTTAAGATTGTTTTATATTCAACTACATCTTTATTATTAAAAGCAGCTAATAATTCATCATATTTTTTACTTTCCTCTTGAGATAAATTTTTAAACTTACTATCGATACCCTTAAACTCTTCATTAATAAATTTTTTAAGTTCTTCATTCTTTAAAACTAATTCGTCCTGTTCTAATAGTTTTTCTTTTAAAGAATTTAAGTCTTCAAATTTTTTATTTGTTGTGCTATTATTTTCTTTTAATTTTTCTTTTATAGAATTTAGTTCTAAAAAATTATGTGTGATTTTTTTATCACTAGATATAATTTTATTTGTATACTCTTTGGTTATACCATCTAAAAATAAACTTATACTACTATCAATTTCATTTATCTTTGTTTCTAAAATATTATCGATATTTTTTTTACTTAAATCTTCTACACCTTGAAGTTCAGATTGAAGTACTATAAACTTTTCGTTTAAATCAGCAGTTATTTTTTCTAACTTTTCTTCAACTATTACTTTTTTTTTATCTTCTAACTTTTCGAAAAATAAATCTAACTTATTAGATATATCATCTTTTAAAGATACAATTTTTTCTTCAAATTGTTCTTCTAGTTCGTGGAGAAAAACCAATTTATTATTGACATGGTGTTCAATAATATTTTCATAATTAACCTCTACATTATTTGAAGTTTTATCTTCAACTTCCCTATCTTCAACTTCACTTTCTTTTATGGTTAAATTTTCATCTGGTATGGTTCTAATAAAATATATATTTTCTTTATTCAATTCAACATATGTCGAACCGTTATCTACTAAAATAGCTTCTGCAGAATACTTTTTACCTTCAATATTAATTTCAAGTAAAACTTTTGGACCTAATTCTGAATCCCCTACCTTTTCTAAAACTAATTTTTGATCGTTTATAGCACACTCATATACATCAAAGAATAATTCTTTTTTTGTATTAATAGAAATAATATTTTCTTCAATAGTATTTGAATAAATTAAATCTATATCAATATTATTGACTTGACACTCTGCAGGCATATAGGATATTTAGGTCAAAATACGTATTATTCAATTATATGTTCAATTCTTTTTCAGTTAAGATTAGAAACGTACAACCTTTTTTCTTTGACCATTCATTTGCAGCTTTCCATTTAGCTGTATTTTGAACATACATCTTTTGTTCGTATATGATAGTCTTTTGTTTTTTAAATTTAGTTTTGACTGGTCTTAAAGTTTGTTTACTGGGTTTTATCTCTATTAAAAATTTGTTTTTATTACCATTTTTATCTCTAAAGACAATATAATTATCGACAAAATATCTATGCACTTTACCATCAAGAGGATTTAAATATGGTATAATAATATTTTCACTACCCCAAGCTAATATATTTTCATTTAAGTCTGCCCATCTAAAAAATTTTAACTCCCAACCGGATCGATATGTAGGGTTACCTTTACCAATATATTTTTGTGAATTGATAGGTTTAAAAATGCCTTGACGAAATTTTTTATTCTTTTTAATAAATATAGTTATGACATTTGAAGAGAAAATCATTAAGAATAGTGAAATAAGACAAAAAAATTTAATGCGACCGGCCAAAATTGCATTCGAAAAACCTGATACCGGGGTAACTATAAACAAAAAAGGTGCATTTTTTTTAATTAAAGACTCTGCTGATATAACTGTAAAGTATTTACCTTTACTATCATATGGTAGTTTTAAAACCCCAATAGCAGATTTAAAAGGTAAATTTACCCAATCAGAAATTATTGACTTTGTTGGTAGAGCTAAAGAAGAAAGTTACACAAATCAATTATTAAGTGTAATACTAACTGATATTGGTTGTACACAACCTATAACCCAAATTGTTGGTGATGAAACCTCGCAAGAATTAGATTTAACTATCAGTGACGATGAAGATGTTTATGGGGATTATGAAACAGAAGAAGAACTATCAGTTAAGACATCTACATCTAGTAGTAAAGTAATTGATGTTGAAGATGCTAGTATAGTTATTCAAAAGCTTATTGAAGTCTTTAACGCTAAATAATTAACCAACAAAGAATAAAGGTGGGTCTGCATCTCCTTGACCAGGAGCAGCTCCTGTCATTAACTGGGTTTCTAACTTTTCCTTCTCTGATAAACCTTGACTCATAAATTCTGATGCATTTAAACTACCTCCACCAAAAAGAGTAACGTTACCATATTTACCTCTAATATTGGCAACTGCCATTTTAGTCAAAGCTAATGCATATTGATATACCCATAACTCTTTTAATATATCTCTAATAGGTCTTTCAACGTAACATGATACAACTCCGTAAAATCTAACGTTACTACTACTTGCGTTAGGTTGAGGGAACATTCTTAGAATTTGCGTTCTTTCATCAAACGCATATGAACGTTTCGTTGCTAGCATTTTTTCTCTAGTTTCCAACCAATTTTTTAAAGTATACCAACTAATTAAATCGAAACCATAATTACCCATTGCATAACTAAAATATGTTTGCTGAGCTAAGGTCTGTTCAATTGTAAACAATGTATTAATACCTGTGCTTGAACCTTCTTCAAAATCAGTAACTGCAATTACCTTTCTATAGTCCATTACATCGTAATCAAAACTATTAATTAATTGGTTTGAATCATTAACAACTGTCCCCTGTCTAGTAATATTATTTTTAACTTGCGGTAAGAATAAATCCCCAATAGCGGATAATTCATTTACAATTTCATTGTAAAAATCTTCTGCAAAAATATCATTAGCTGCTATACCATTTTCTAAGGCTGATGATAAACTTGAAATTGAACTGAATAAAGAACCAGGCATAGCCGAAGTAGCTGTAAATACTGTCTCTTTAATATTAATAGACTTTGTAAAGTCTTTATTAGGGGTTTTTAATTCTTTTTGCTCAGTAAAGGTCTCACTATTTTGCAAAGTAAATAAATCATCTATTTTTATACCATAATCTTTTTTATATAAATTACTATCGAATATTAAGTATTCTTTTGTATAACCTGCAAACTTACTAAAGTATTCAACAGCTATACTAATATTTTCATATAACTGATCTCTATGTATTTCGACATTAGTAAAGGGATATCCTAAAGATCTTAGTATCCTATCCCCAAGTCTATTAAAATTATCGACCCTTGAATTAAGATTTGTACTTTGAAAACCGGATATAGGAGCTATTTCACATTTTGACATCATAAATATTTAATAAAATTGATGTAAGTTAATAAATAATAATATGGCAAGAGGTGACGTATCAATAACTGTAGTACCTACTACATCAGCAAATGGCACTAGCGAAGTTAATATTATACAAGATACAACTTTACTAGCTCAATACATCAATGATAATAGACCAACGGGTTATGATATTATTGAAGTAGACTTTAGAGGTCCACGACCAATTGCAATTTATAGGGAACACGCTTAATTAATTAAGCTGGCTCTTCAGGTGGCTCTTCAGGGGCTGCATCAGGTTCAACATCTACATCAGCTGCTCCTCCCCCAAATTCAGGAGGTACTTCCCCACCAGCATCACCAGCTGGTGCGTCCATACCACCACCAGCTGGTGGTTGCCCTTCAGCTGATACTGCTAAATCATCTCTCCAATTAGGACCACCGGCTCCAATTTGCTGTAGCTCCCATTGTAGTTCAGCATCTTTACGTAAGAACTCTCTATTAGCCTTTACATCGACATCAGCCCAACCTAGGTAACGTTTTTGTGCATAAGTTGCTGCTACAAACTCATTGGACGCTAACGAATTGAAGTTTTGAGCTTTAAGTTCTAACTTCTGACTCTCTCTTAATTCGTAGAAATTAGTTGGTACGTTAAACTCTAAATGTAAATTTGGTGCTTTAAGATCATATTCATGAAAGAAACCTTTCAATTTTAAATGAGTTATAAATCCATTTTTAAGACCCCCTGCAAATTGTTGCTGCATTCTAATAATAAATTTAGCAAACTTTAATTCTTCTCTTAAGATTTCATTACCATCACTAAATTGACTATCAGGATTTAATCTATTAAGAGGCACTTTTAATGCTTTATATAGTTTATTAACAAAATACATTAAGTCAGCTAACTCACCTAAATTAGCTCCTCCTTGTAACTGAGTAACTGATGTACCATCTGAACCTTGTCTTTTAGCAAACCAGAACGAATCGAGCATTGATTGAGGGTTAAACTTTTGAACTTGACCGGATTGGTTTGAATCAAAAGTCTTTTTACTCCAATACTCTTGTATAAGCTTTCTTAAATATGCTTCTGCCTTTGGCGGTGCCATATTACCAACATCAACGTTAAATACTAAACGCTCCGGAGCTCTTACCAATCTATAAATTACAATAGCATCTTCAACTAATGATAATTGTCTGTATGATCTTCTAGCATTTTCAATAAATGGTAATCTAAATGTCTTATCTTGATTCCATATACTAGAATTAATATATGAAACTTGATTATCATCCATTGGAATGAAATCAAACTTTTCTATTTTTTCAGGTTTATTAGGATCGAATATAGGCTTACGTAAAATATAACCTTTAATAATCATATTTTGAATATTATCATATATCGGGTCAATTAAATCAGTAGGTAATGCAACAGCTCCTAAAATACCGTCGTCGGTATAACCTTGGTGAATAATATGCTCGAAATAAAGTTCACCTTCTATCAATAATTGTCTAAAATATTCAAAACCTTTCTTTTCAAAGTTAAAATAATCAATGTATTTTTCAAATTCATCTTTTATATTTTGCTGCTTCTCTTCATCTATATCAGTATTTCTAAATATTAAATTAACAATATTACCAGCATCATCTTTATTAACACATTCATCGCATATTTCATCTAATGCATCGCTAATCTCAGAAAAAGCTGCCATTATACGGTAATCTCTCATTCTACCGCCTTTATTTTCTTCTACATTAGCATACACTAAAGCACTATAATTACCATCAACACTAATTTGACCAGCACCGGTATTATTGAACTCATTATTATAAAAAATTGAGTTTTTAGCCAATGCTTCAACTCTTCGCATACCAGTTTCTTGGAATGTATCATACTTAGGATTTAAGTCACCAAGAACTTTATTAAAATCTACAGACTGATATGGTAGTTTATTAACTAGATTTTTTAAAAAACCAGATTGTCCTGCTTTGTTTTGTTGATCGGCCATTATTATTATTTAATACTTATTCTACTATAATAAACGTACTGCTTAAACCTCTACCACATAAAGTATCCATATATGATGAGTCTGAAAAATCATAACCAGCTTTATTAAGAGGTATGAATCTAATTTTACCTCCGGATATAGATGGTGAATTTAAAATTATTGTGTTATCATTTAATATTGTAAATGGTATAGATTGACCAGATACAGCAGGCTGTCTACTGAAATTAGATATAGATGTTAAATTTGTATATACTGTTTCATTGTTAGTACTAAACAATACAGTTTCAGTATGTGTAAAACCTGTACCGTTTAAAATTATACTACCTGATGCGTTTGGAGCAATAGTTAAATTATCTTGCAATAAAACACCATTATAAAAAATATCAGTTATAAAAGGTGAACCAGCTACCTCTCGCGATATAACTCTATCATTACCAGATAGAGATTCAAAATTATCATAATATTCTAATTTAGTATCAGTATGAAAATTAGTATCTATAAAGAATATATTACCACTAGGATTATCTGTATCTTTAAACAACCAACCTTTAATTGTAAATGATGTATCTGCTGTAACTCTTGCTTTTTGACTCGATGTTAGTTCTGTAGGGTAATTCATACTAACATCACCGGTCCATAAAACCTCACTTCTTATTTCTTGATCAACACTTAAATTAAATTTTTCAGGTATTTTCCACGATATAATAACATATGGATTGCAGAAAGGTACAAAATTGCTTAATATTTGGTCCATATCAGTTTGATATCTAGTTAGAACAGAAACCGATAAAGTAATATTGATTGGTACCGGAGCTTTAATATGTCTAGATACTTTTTCTTCTCCGACAATACCTTGATAATAAAAACCATCTAATTTATTAAAAACTCTAGTTGTATCTCTAGAAATTTTACTTACGTTGACCGATACAACGGGTAAAGTTAAAGTCTTATTTTCATTAACCAGATCATATAATACTCTTTGTTTCGGAGCATATACATATCTGACATTAATTTTATCTTCCTCTATCCTATCTCTATTAAACCTACCGATGACAATATCATCAAACGCAGCAACAAACTGCGTAAGCATATCTTTAATTTCGAAATAAAAAGGTCGAGCTTTCACTTAATTATTTATCCCAAGGAAACTGTAACCAACTGGTACTATATACAGTATTACCAGAAATAGTATTAAAATCTTTAAATTCAGTGCTATCCCTCTTTATTAAACTAGCAAAACAAATATTATCACCATCAATACCGTACTGCGATAATAATATTGACTTTACAGCGGTAAATGTACGACCACTATCGTTAATGTCATCAACAACTAATATTTTATTTTTTTTATTAATACTTTCAGGTTTTTGATATATAAGTGTATCGATATATTTACCATCATCTTTTCTTGTACTAATACCTAAATTATGTAGATCCGATATACCTAGTTTATAACTAAGAGCTGCACCTGGTATAAGACCCCCTCTACCTAAAGCAATTATACTATCAAACTTTATACGTTTGTGTTGTATTTGATCCGCTAAGCAATTAATTAAAAAATCTATATTACCCCAGTCTAGTTTTAGTATATCTCCCACATACTAATTATAGTATATAAAAGGCAATAATCAACTTATTTGCTTAATAATGGAGCTATATAAATCAATTTTACTTTTAAGTACTGGACCCGTTACATTTTTATCAATTAATTTATGTATATCACCTTTTAAACTATCTAGCAACTTACCTGCTTGGCTGCTATCAATAACACCAAAACCTTTAATTACCATTTCTTCATCACCACTTATACCATTAGATGTAAAAGCAGCTCCTTTTACTTTTGCACTGTTAGTAGTTGGTACATTATATCGAGCATACCCCTGCCCTGGTGAAGCTTCACCAGGTCTGTATTTTAAATTTTTATTAGGATCTCTTTGTTGCATTTTACCAATTGCTGATTGGTTTAGATTACTTTCATATAAATTAAAAATTTTTAATTGATCACTCATTATTATTATTTAATATAAGTAATTTTAATAAATATATTAAAATGGATAAACCTATTACTTTATTTCGGTCCTTTTTGGAAAATATTAATTTTGCTACTTTTTTTCTGGCTGCAGTAGGAGCTTTAGCCGCGCTATGGTTGAATAGTAATTATGTTTCGCAAGAAGTATATGTGAAGGATCAAGAAATTATTTTTTTAAAAATTGGTAATTTAGAAACTGAAATGCTAGCTCTACGTTTTATGTCTCAAACAAATCAAAGTGAAATAAGAGAATTATTACCATTAGTAGATAAAATTGAAAAGCTAATTAGCAATATGATAACCTCAAACGGTGATGTTATTATAACAGAGAGTATGAAAGAAATGGAAGTTGATATAGCTGAGATAAAGAAAGATATCGAGTATATGAAGGCTCGATTATGGCCAACAGATTAAGAATATAATTCTAAGTAGATTTTAGTATATTTGTCTTCAAACTCTCTTGCTTGTATTTCCATAGGGTTTTTATAATATTTGTTAGTACAATTTGCTGCATCTGCATCTGTATAGTCTAATTTAGAGTCTTTAACTTTATCTAAGTTATCTTGAGCAAAATGACATAGCTCATGGAAATAGGAACTAAGATACCATTCTTTTTTCTTAGCTATGGAACGTTTAGAAGTTTTAGTTCCTATTTCCATCTCATTACACCCAAAATAGTAACCAGAGGTATCGCAATCTATAATTCTAATCTCTAGATCATAGTTCCAGATATTCCTAGTTCCTTTATATTCATTTAATATAAAATTTGTAAATCGTTCCAGTTCCTTTATCTTTACATTAACTGACTTATATAGTTCCTTTGCTTTTTTATTAAACTTACAGTTAACAATAATCATACTACTATTATATCACAGTTCCCATTAAAAAAGATGCTTCCGTTCCCGAAAGCATCCTTATTAAAAATAGATCGTTCAATCTTAAACGTAACCTAATTGTTGTAGTCTTCTTAAAGTAGGTCCTTGCGAATTAAATCCTCTAGCTGTTAACGTTGCTGTTAAATTTGATATAGGTGTTGCACATATAGATGGATGGAATGTAAATTGTGTTGCTAATCTTTCTTCAGTTATTACTGAAATATCTTCATTAAGATATCTTGACATTAATGAAAGGTGAAATTTAAGATTCTTTTCACTATCTATTACGTTCACTTTATGAGGACCGGTTTCTCCAAGTAATGCTGGTTTTATATTATACAATAATTTTGCAGCAGGTTGTGGGTTAATTGCCCCACTTGCTATTGTGGTAATAGTTAAACCTGATATACCAGTTGTTCCAGTTTGTTGATTACCTAATGTAAAGGTAGTTTCGTTAAAAAATGCTTTATTATCTCCGAGTGCCATGTAATTATTTAATCGTTTAGAAGTTTAAATTTTGAAGTTTAGCTCTGTTTTCTTCTTCCTCTATATCAGCAACCTGCTCTACAAGCTTTTCTTTAGTTAGTCTCTTATCTAGCTCAACACCATCTTCTCTTGCTAGCTCTTCTAGCTGATCTTTAGATATAGAAGAGATATGCTTTTCAAGCTGTTTAACCATTTTAGATTTTAAGAGCCTTCTATCTAACTCCACCCCATACTTACGGGCAAGTTCTTCAAGCTCTTCTTTAGATAATTTAGAATATTCACTCATACTATTATTTATACAATCGCGCAGATTTACCCGACACCAAACAAAGCGCGGATTCTTCCGAAGTCCCATTATGTCGCTGATTGTTGCTGACGTATATAATAACCAAATATCTATTATATCTGGTATACCAGTAACATAGTATATATGGAACTTATAAATATCATATATGAGAACTCTGATAATCTTAATACTGCTTTCTATATTACTAACCTCTT